AATCCATAGACGGATCCATTGGCATACCAGTTTGTGGATCAACTGGAGCATTAGGATCTGGAACAATTCCTTCCTCAATCTCCTTCTTCATAATCTTATCTTGTTCAATAATTTCTTCATCAGTTTGGCGAAGAATTTTTCTTCTTACATAATCTTGGGAATAATATTTACCAATATAAGGTTCCGCAGTAACTGCAAGATTTAACCTTTCATTAATAAGTTCAGCATCTTTCAGTTCAGAGAAATGATTGTCATAAAGAAAATCATACTGAATATGTTGTGCCATTTCTTCCCAATCTTCTGGGGCAATCACATTCTTTAAAATCAATTGAGTCTTGAGAATGTCACTGAACATATTTGAGAATCTCTTTCTCAGACGACCAACAAATTTAGTAAATTTGAGTTCGTCTCTCAGGATTTCAGAAGAACGACCAAGATTAAATCCACCTTCTCCATCCATTCTTGATGGTGGAACATTCAGTGAACGATATAACTTCTTCTTGAAATATTCAATATCGGTAATCTCACCAAGGTTTTGACCACCAGGAAGTGTAGAAATTTCAGTTCCTCTACCACCTTCTCTTCTTGGAAGCCAAAAATCCTCAAGCATACTCATATACTTCTTATCATCACGTACTTCTCCAGTGCTTGCATCATATACAAGTTTGTTACGATAACGCATCATAACATCGCGAAGATATTGCTCTGCCTTTACCTTTGGAAGATTGCCAACATCAATGTAGAAAATTCTACGTTCTGGTGCTCTTGATAATCTGTAAATTACCAAAGAATCCTCAATCATTCTCAGTTGATTGAGTGACTTAATTGCTTTATTTAAGTACGAAAGAGTAATTCCTTTGTTTCTGTCTACAAGACCAGAAGTACAATACGCAATAGAATCTCTTGCAATTTTTATTCCACTGTTTCCTGATGAGGATTGTTGGCCACCAATAGGACCAACAGGATATGACATCTTTGGATTGTAGATAAAATACTCTTCAATTTCAGGGAAATCATATTCCATTGGATTTTCCTGAATTCCTCTTGTAGCAAAAGATTTGTCTTTATCTGACTTTTTCTTTTGTCTCACATAACGCATTTTCATTGCGTCAATATATCTTAATTCTTGAATTCCTTCTGATGGATTTTTAAAATCAATTACCTTATGATAATAAAGTCTACCGTCAATGTACCAATTCCTATAAATCTCATGAGACTTTTTATTAAAATCTAAAAGATCAAGTATATAATTAAACTCTTCTCTAATTTTTTTCTTTAAACCGTCAGTTGCATTCAGATTTGACAATTCAATCTGAACAGGAACATCATTAGTATCTGATACAATTGCTTCGTTGACAATATCTTCAATGGCACTATCAACCTCTGGGTGAAGTGCCATTTCTCTATATCTTTTAATTAAATCAAATTCTGTCCTATAAACTCCCTCAATGTCTACATAAGAACCAAAAAAACCACTAGTCAAATAATGATCAACCCCGTCCTCATTATTTTCGGGGACGGGGGAGACTATAGTAGGACTTTTTTTCGGATCATCATCAATTGAAAAACCAAACAGTCTTGCCATGATTTAATTAAACTCTTTATCTCTTCTATTTATTAAGAAATGATAGTGTTAGTTTGATCACCAGACTCACCTGCCGACCACCACTGAACTTGGAACTCTACGGTAAATTCCTGAATATCATCGGTGCTTTCATAAGAAACATCTATTTGTGAAACATTGGTTGGGAAAATATCATAGAACTTATAAGTTCTCAGAGGTGGAATTGCATCTCCATTATCAATATCAGAATTTGATTCTGAGAATCTTCCTTGATTTGCACCTCTACCTAACTGATACACAAAGGCATCAGTCATGTAACTGGTTGGATTTGTAATTCCAGTATTATTGTCCAACTTGCTGATGGAATTCATCCACAACTCGAAAGCAGTTCTTAACTGGAAATCCTCATCGTTGATGATTGTTACTGTCCATGGATCAAAGGTTCTGTCACCAGCAACTTTCATAACTCTTCCTCTAAAAGGAACATCAATTGATGCTACGTTTGATGCAGGAAGAGCTGCTGTTTTGCAAAGGAATTTGAAAGTATCAATTTCATTTCCTGCCCCAGTTCTCCAAAGATTTTGGAGTGGTGCTGGGAAACTTGGAATCGAAACCTCAAATAAATTAGATCTTGCACCACCACCTGCAAGTCTTTCTTTAAATCCTGTAATCGTTCTGAGTGTTGACATTTTTAGACCCTCCTTAAAGTTTTAATTAATCTATCAAACTCTGCCAGCAACTTCTTCAAAAGAAATTCCAGTTCTGGTAGCAACAAATGTCAGTGTTACATAATTAATTGACTTAGTTGGCTTCAGGAAGATGTCGGCTCTAAACTCATTATTATCGATAACATCTGGTGTGTTATTGGTCTCATCGCAAATTACAAGGAAGTCATAAACTCCTCTCTTTGCCTTAACATCACGTAAGTATGGTTCTACAATATTTACAAAGTTTGCTCTTGTGATCTGATCATTTAACTCAAAGAGTTGTGCCTCAGCAGCATCTTGGAGTGCTTGCTCAACGGTCAAGAACAATCTTCTAACATTAATTCTATCAAATGCAGAAGCATATCCCAGTGCAGTTTTATCACCAAACAGTATAATTCCAGATCCTGGTTGATTTACAATCGGATTGATTCCCAGAGGATAAAGTTGATCTCTTTGAGCTTTATTTGGATTGTATGCCAACTTAATTGCATTATTCAGAACTCCTCTTTGCTGTCCTGCGGGAGAGAACCAAGGATATGACTGAATTGATGTTCTGACGCAAAGACCAGCAACGTCTGCATTGCAAGGAATATAACGGAATCTGTTATTAAATCTATCAAAGGTATACTTATATCCACTGTCAAAAATTGCATAAGAAGAATTTCTGTTGCCAATTTGACCGAAGAAATTGATTATATTTTCTGTTTGGTCGTTGGTTGTCAGGAATCTTGGGGTGCTAGAACCGGGTTCTGGTTCTGATACTACGCTATATCTGTGCGGAGAAATTACTGCCACACAATCTTTTCTGCTTTGTGCAATGGAAATAAGCTTAGATGCCTTGGAAGCAGACTCTGTGATTGATCCCAATCCAGGACCCATGATTAAATAATCAACTGCAATTTCATCTTTATTTCCAAATAAATCATATGCAGTTGCTAACGATCCAAGATCAGCTGTCATTGTTCCTGTTGTGCCAGGAGCTCCGGAAGAATAATCTTTTCCGCCTTTCAGAGTATAAGTTTTATTTCCAAGAGCACTGAATGTTACATCTTGTGTCTCTTTATTCCATTGACCACCAGAAAGAGTAACTGCTGCAAATCCGGCAGAGAATCCTGTTTGTGCTACCAGAGACGAATCATCAGAAGGATTATCTCCAACATAAAGATACTTGGAGTTTTGTGCAAGATATTCTTTCCACCAAATTCTTTGTGGAGAATTTATTGCCGATACTGAATCAGTTGCCTTTGATAAACCTACAAACTTCTCTAAAAGATTTCCTTTGATTCCGGTAATTGTTCCGATATCATCTATCACCGCAACGTGAATCTCATCATTCGTTGAGTTTCTATCCACAGCGTATTGTGAGGTTCCTGGTTTTGGTGCAATCGAACTCCACAAAATATTTCCATTCTCTAATGTAATCGATTGTTGATCATACCAATCAGATACCGCTGATTCTGCTGTAGAAACCGCAACTGATACTATTGCAGCACCAGCATTGTTAATTGCAACTGTATTTCCAGGTCTAATAGATGCTGTTTGAACTCTAGCAGAATAACCTGGAAACTCTTCTTTACTTGTTGCCGTATTAAATCTGGAAGTAAATTTGACATCAATAGTGTCTGTTCCTACTCCAGTAATAATACCCTTTAAGTATCCTGTAAAGGATGATGTTTCACCAACTCCCGATAAAGGTTCGTTTGTAAGTGCAACTGAAACACCATAACCAACTACTGCTTGAGTTACTGCAGTTCCTACGTTTACAATTTGATCTGCTCTGTTATCAATGACTGCAACTTTAAGATCATTGTATCTTGATCCTGGATTCTTTGCAGCAAAGATATATGATGCAATATCATCTGAATGATTTGCATTATAGTCATCAAAGTTTTTGATTTTAAGGTCTGCAGTGCTTCCTGTTCCTACTGTCAGTACGTTTGCATTCTTTAACTCTGCACCATCAACTCTGACGACTTTAAGAACACCACCATAAGACAGATAACTTGATGCACTCATCCAATACTCATATTGCCCATCGAGTGAAAGGGGCTTTCCAAAGACATCAATAAGTTCTTGTTCAGTAGTGATGTCAATCGCTTCCTCAACAGGGCCAACTGGGAAGGGTCCAGCAATAGCACCAATATTATCTAAAACATTATTAGCTCTTCCTACCGTTAAGTCAACCTCCCTGACAAGTACGCCGGGAGATAATTGAGGAGTCGCCATTTTTTTCTCCTAAGTTCTCATTTACCTAAAAATATTTATTAAAAAGCATTGCTTCATTTGTGAAAACAATGCATGAACACTACCAATCAGGATATTCCCATATATTATTGTTCTTATATCCACGTTTTCTTGACTCAGAAACTCTAATAATAGTACATTGCTTGCATTCGTATGAATATGATGATAGATTATATTTGTTTCTTCTTATCTTATAAAAACCATCAATAAGATCTTTTGTTTCCCCACAAATTTTACAAGTCCTTTCTGTTAGATATAAATGCTCCGTTTGAAATTGATCATTCAGATCCATTATTGATAATCCCACATGTAAGACATATCACCATATTCGTCAGTGAACCACCTATCTCCATTGTTATCGGTAAATGTATTTTCTCCATCTAAACCATCAACAATAAAACCAAATGGTGACATATCCTGTTCTATTTGATTTTTTTGCTCTTCGTATAATCTTTTTCTAATATCTTGGTCAGTAAGTTCCTTAAAATAATCTTGAGCAACTAACCAAGCATATATCACTAGGCACATCGCAAGGTCATCATTGCACCCATCTTCTGCCTCAAAAGAATTATGCTTTGAAATAAAAGTAGTAAGTTCAGAAATAATCTCATAGTCATTAAATATGAGTTTATCTTCTTCAATAATCGTCTTTAAGTTAAGTGCTCCAACCTTCTTAACGGTTTTGGACATCTTAACTCCAAGTTGTGTTTTCTTTCCTGAAAAACCTTGACCTACAATTTGACCTGCTCTTCCTCTCATCGAGCACATCAAAACGTTTTGATATTCTAAGTCATAATGAAGTAATGAAGCTACTTGATCACCAATATCGTTAACTTCGCAAAGAATATATGCCCCATTATAACTTTTTGCTAATTCATATATTATATTTGGGAACATCATAGGTTTAATTTCATTGTTCCTATACTTCGCCACCAATCTATGAGGAAACTCTGTGATATCAATAACTACAAATGCTGAATAGTCTTCACTGACTCCTCTGGCAACGTCAACAGTTACAACATAGTCGTGATTTTCTTTTGGATTTTCATAGACATCCAGTCCAGCATTTCTTTTTAATGGATCGCTAAACACAAGAGATTTTAACTTTGATGGTGCAATCAAAGTATCAACAGAACCTAGGAACTCGCACTCAAACTCAACTTTAAACTGCTGTTCCGATGTGTTTGCAATAGTTTGTGCTTTCCACGCAGAGTCTCTTCCTGGAACTTCCGACCAGTGAACATCTGTGGGTACATATTCATTCTTTCCCCTCTCAGCATCGTGCCAGTACCTATAGAAATGGTTCATCCCGTGAGGGGTAGAAACCATTATGACTTTTGTGCTTTTACCAGAAGTAATAGTAGGATAAACAGATGCAAAGAAGGAATCTGCGATATGGTTCGGAACGAAAGCGAACTCATCGAGAAAGAGGATATTGAATGACATGCCTCGGACAGCACTTGCAGACGTAGAAGCAGCCAGTATCTTTGATCCATTTTCTAACTCGATGTTACCTCTGTTCCATGCTATAATACCTTGTTGCATCCATTTGGGCAAGTTCTCATAAGCAGTGGCAAGTCTTCCAAGAAGTTCTCTTGCAGTTGCTGCTTTGTTTGCCAGAATGCCAATATTTACGCTATCATTAAAAATAAGATAATGAAGCAGGTAAGACACCACAGTTGTAGACTTTCCAGTCTGCCTAGGCATCTTACAAATATTAAATCTATTTTCGTGGAATCTATTAATTAATTTCTCTTGGAAATCGTAGGGTTTAAATTGTGTTAATCCTTCGTCAAGAGAAACAATTTTTATATAATTGTTGGCAAAATAAACAGGATCATCTTTACACCTCATAAATTCTAAAATTTGTTCTTGTGTAAACTCAATTTGAGTATTTGCCTTTTTTAATAAAGGATTGCCAAGATATACTTCACTCATAAAAAATTAGTCCTCAATAAATGTTATTGCACAATCTGCTTTTTGTAAAACTGATTCTGATGAAATTGCCATTGTTAATTTTCTTTGAGGTGGCAGAACAATTCTTAATGCATCAAGATCAATTGTTTCTGGAGCACCAGAGGTGACACAAAATACTGCCATTGGGTCTCCAGCAGTAATTGTTGTATCTGTTCTTGAGTAGGAAGATGCGTTTCCGAGAGGTGTAAAATTTAAAGGATCTGCAGTTGTGGGATCAAGATATAAGTAGATAAAACATGGTGAAGATGAGGATGCTGTTGTTAGAGCACTAATTTTTTTTATTATAAGTTCTCTTGTATTAATTTTATTGTTAACGATCATACCACCTTTGATTGTAAGAAGATGGAATTTTGTTCCAGTATCATTCATTCCACCACTTTTGGTTCTGAAAGCTGCAAGTGGAAGAGTTGTAGTATTAATTATGCCTTCAATAGCACCCATCATAGATGCACCAGAAACGGTTACACCAACACCAGGATTTCCATCCAAATTAGCAGCAACATAACCAATTTTAAGTGACGGATTATCTAAATGGACTGTGTTGTTTCTATTTGAATAATGAATATGGTGAATGGGCATCATATCACCAGTATCTGGATTTTCAACTGCAAATCTCATTTCACCAACACCCAACCAACGGAAATTGATTTGATATACATTCAGTTTAGTTGGATCTAATGTAATTCCTGATGGATTTGCAGTTCCACCAACACCAGTAAGAGTATCAAAATTCCAATCTTCTTGATATGTCCAGTTGCTAGTATGATTTACTCCCGACTGTGCAGTTGTGGAGGTTGCTACAAAATCTCCATTACTTACAATGGAAAATGTTCCTGACTTTGGACCTACACTTGTGGATAGAAAATCAATAAATCCATTGCTATAATCAGTAATCCAACCAGGAAACGTATTGGTGCCAATACCAGTTGCATTTTGTGTCGCTGTTCCAGATCCAATAGTAACTGTAGTTGCAACTCCAGCAAGGGTAACGGTTATATTTTCTGTTCCACTTGCTGGAGTTGTAATAGAAAATCTATGAATATGTGCCTTACCACCATTCTCACGAAGAATACCAAATCTTCCATTAGTATTAAAACCAACTTGAAGTGCTTGTTCCTGCGCAAAGAATCCTGCTCTTTGAGTGTATCCTTCTACACTCCCAGAAAATTGTGCTGTAAATCTTGCCAGAGCACCTTGTCCTGGACGGTATCTTACCGACCTTTTAGAACGAATAACACCATATCCATAAGCACCAGTTCCTGTTGATGCCTCCATTAAGGTATTGGAAGTTGTTACACCAGTTCCAAATGAATATGTTTCAAACCTATCCGAATTTAATCCATAAAGACCATCAAGTTGAAATACTGGAGTAATAGGAACAGAAACGTTTTCTCCAAAAGCACTACTTCCACTTGCAGTTCCATGACACCCATCAATATTGCCGTATCTATCGGCACACATGTAAACTTCAAAAAGACTTCTTTCTTGATTTAGATAGTCTTGATTATTTTTATTCCACTGCGCCATAACTCAAATCCACTCTAATTTTGATGGGTGATATCTACTTGTACTTTTTATGTTGATATTCTTTTGTTTTGCTGGATAGATTTGATGAACAACTGCGCCCGGATAATCACCTTGAAGTTCTTCACCAAGTTTTTGTTTTGAAGGAACCTCAGATTTAGTAAACATCTCAAATCTATACAAGTTTCCTTGCCAGACTACATCTGCAATGTAACTTTCGCCAACTTGTTGTTGTTCTGGTTGAGAGTTGATGTAAAGATTTCCGTTAAAGTCTCCAGAAATAGTTACTGATTCTGATAAAAACTCTTTAAAACTTTTCATACTAGCACTTCCAGCGACGACGGGCTTTACAAACTGGTTTATCTGGTGTTGATGAGCAATCAATGTTGTGCATGTCTTGCTGACCCTTAGAGCGTGCGCAGAATGACTTACGACGCTTGGCATCCTTGCTTCCTGGTTTTGGATCTCCAGTTACAGCAGTTTTAAGTTTAGAACCTGGATTCTCTCTGCGATATGCTTTGACTGCGGCAGGACTCATTCCATCAGTTTTATCTGACTTATTCACCTTTTGCCAATCTTCAACTTGAAGAAGTGGTTGACCAGGCTCATAGTCTCTCATATTAAAATATGTAAGTCTAGAATCTGGATATACTTTTCTTACTTGATCCTGAACTTCTTGTCTTGATGGTTTCTTTCCTGATGGGAAGAACATTTGAAGAGAATAAACTTTACCTCTCCAAGAAACCATTGCAAAAATAATGTTTCCATTCTTTGCAGGCATTCTTACAGATTCTTCAATTTCTTTTACATAGTTTTTATTTTTTCCTGGTTTTCCAGCATCTCCGCCATGCTTTTTGGTTTCACATCCACAAGTTTCTTCTATGGAATCTACTTTTATAATATCAATAACTTCAGCAAAAGTATTTCCATTTGCATCTTCAATCGTTACATCTTCACTAACAGATTTCCATCCACCACCCGCTTTTTTGTATTCTTTTGCTGCCCAACCATTTGCATAAGCAGAAGGGTACACATCAAATTTTGATTTTGCCTTTGCTTTCATTTTTGACCAAAGAGAAGGATTGGTAGGAACATTCTTCTCACTAATCACTTCTGCTTCCATTTCAAGTAGAATTTTATCTACCAAAGAAATATTTTCCCCAAAAAGTTTTGGACCTTTTGTTTTTCTTTCCGCTGCTTTCTTTTCTCCTTCTGTAGAACCTTTCTGTGCAAGGTTTCTAATTTTAGCAGCACGTTGTTGCTCTCTATGTTTTTTGGGATCAATAGATCCAGGCATTGCTCCTTCAGGAACACAATTTGGGACCATTTTCTTTCCTTTCTTTTTTAGTCCCTCTTGCTTGTATCCTTTCCAACAATCTTCACCAATATTATTAGAAACCATTTTGGGTTTTCCTCCTTTACCTGGACGATCTGCTACAGGATCTTTTTCTCTTTTTCTTCTTACTGCAGCAGCAATTTCATCCTTAGACATTTTTGCTGCTTTTTCTTTTGAAAGGCACTTTGGTTTTGGACCTTTCCCATCATCATCTTTTCCACGAGCACATTTTCCAGTTCTTTCACCTTTGGTGTTGTATTCATCCCATCCACCACCACCGACGCCGCCTTCGCCGCCTTTTCCGAACCATTTTCTAAGATCTTCGTTCATTTTACTGGATTGGATTTTGTTTCTTCACCCCTAGCTCTTTTATCTCTTCCCGCACAATGTGCTTTCTGAGAAAATCCTTTTGGATTTGAGCAATCTATACTCTTTTTATATTTATTAGACCAACTTTCTTTAAATTGTTTAAACGTTTTCATCTTCTTTTTGTTGCTTTAACAATTTACTAAGTTCTGCTGTGGATCCTATAAACAAAGCATTGTTTGTAACACTTGTTGGACCTTTCTTTTTATCATCAGACTGAATGTCTTTCAACTTCTTTTGCAAGTCAATTAACTTTTCAGTTGCATCAGATACGCTTTTGATTAACTGTCCAGCAACTTCATATGCTCTTGGCAACTCAGTTTCTTGGGCAAGTTCTATTACACCATTCAGTGCTTCTTGCCCTTTTTCTATAATAGAATACAAATTTCCTCTACTATATTCATAATCTTTTCTAATATCCTCAGACACCTTTTCAAATTTGTCTATTGAACTTTCTACGTCAACACTCTCAACTTCTACTACTGGTTTCATTGTTTCTTCCACATTAAAGGTCTCATCTAAATTGTCAAATTTATTACTCATAATTATCAGAAGCTGTCGCTAAATCCAAAATCATCACCAATTTGAACATAAGCATTATCCGCTTCTGTTATAACACTTACGCCAGAACCAGATACATGAAGAGATATTGGTGTGCCATATTCACCCCTTCTAACCGTAAGTTTGTTTCCAGTCTTAGATTTTACATATAATGTCTCGGTGTCTATTGTAATATAAGATCCTTTTGCGATTGCCGAAGAATCTGCAACATCAAAAATTGTAGTTTCTAGATTAATATCTTCTGAAAGTGTAGTTGATACCTGATCAATATATTTCTTAGTTGCTTGTGGTTCTACTCTATAAGTAATATCTCTTGTAGGAGATCCTGTATTTTCTCCAGAAACAAAACCAATAGCAACTTTCTTGACAACATCTTTGGAAGATTCGGAAGATGTTGGACCAAAGATGTAAGTTTTTGCAGTAAATCTTAGCGTATATATCAATGCTCTTCTTGTACTGAAATCACCTTCATATGAGTCATCCATAGTGATGTTATCAAGAGTGATGGGAATGTCTCTCTTTTCTCCAATCACGTCTACTAAGTCTATACTTATACTATATGAGGGTTGGAAGTATGGTAAAATTTGCTCAACTATCTGAAGCATATCATCGTTACTCTTTGTCATGATAGACAATTCAAAAGAAACATTATATGGAACTGGCATATAAGTGACTCTTAGGTCTGTCTTATCAGTTTTTGTAGATGATATAATTGTTTGTATTGGAGTAACTTTTCTGGTTGGATCATAGTTTAATCCTACCATTTCAAATGAAAGTCTTGGAAGAGTAATCTGGACTGGTTTGTTTAAGTCTGGTGATTGCTCAAGTCTTGCTAAAAACTTTTGAGTTGGTCCGTATGCAATTGGGACCTCAACAATAGAAAAAACATTATCGGAAGAATCTTTTCTCTTAATTGTTATACTATTAAATAAAGTTCCAAATCCGATTACGGTCTTTCTTATTATTTCGTTATAAAAATACTCAAACATACATTTTCCCAGATACTATTGATTATTTAACTATTTAAGGTGTTCCAAATGGATTTTTTTCTGTAAAGTCCAATATTTGGTCTGCTTCAGTCTCAATATCTATATTTTGACTATAAGCATCATCAGAATCTACGGTATTTATAGTTAGAACCTTATAAGTTGCTCCCGATTCGCTTCCAGTGATAATTTCACCAACAACAAATTCCCCTGTAAAGTTCTTCAATTCCAAATCATTTGTAACTGAATTCCAAGACTCTACAAGAGCAGTTGCGCTACTTGCAGATCCTGTAACTACTTCATTAAAGGTAAATGATCCAGATCCAAGTAAGTATGGATCAGAAATCCTTACAGTAGGTGCTTCTGTGTATCCAGAACCAGTGTTTGAAATCCTTATTGCAGTAATAGATCCATTAGTAAGTATTGCAACAGCAGAAGCAGATGTAGATGCTATTCCAACAAAAGATACTATTGGTGCTGAATCATATCCCGATCCTCCATCAGTTACTGTAATTACACCAACCGCTCCATCTGAAATGGTTGCTTTTGCTTCTGCACCAACTCCTCCACCACCAATAAATGCAACCATTGGAACGGAAGTATATCCGTAACCAGAATTTGCAATTTCTACTCCTTGAACCTTATAATTTTCTTTGGAATCTGCGCAATAATCAAACATACCTGTAATTAAAGTTGCAACACCAACTGCGGTTCCTCCTGGAGATGGAGAAGAAGATATTGCAACTCTTGGTGCAGATGTGTAATCTCTACCTCTATTTGTTACTGTGATAGTGGAAACTGCGCCATCAAAAATACTTGCCACCGCAGTTGCAGTTCTTCCTGAACCAACTAATCTGAATGTTTGAGTGTATGCTTGATCTACAAAATTATCATCTATCTGTTCAATATCTGTATCTACAACTTCATCTCCATATCTAAAGAGTTCACATCTTAATTCATACACATAGTTTTTTTGCAATTGATAGAATGGAGATTCGTGCTCAACATATTTTATTTCAAATATTCTATCTCCCAAAGGAAAATAAACTAAGTCTCCTTCTTTTGGTCTACTTGATAATTCGATATTACTAATAGGTTTTATTAGTGGTGAAATATAATCTTCAAATCTTTCTTTAGATACTACAAGAGTTAAATCGTCAATATCTTGAATTCCAAATTTAGATAGAAGTGTTCCTTGTCCACCATATCCATCATAAGAAGAAACATATGCTTCAATTGGATACGCCTTATCAAATTTTGATTGTATTACCTCAGCGATTACTGTATTTTTAGTGATATATCTTCTAGGAATATAGTAAATCTCAACACCATACATTCTTATCTGTTCATTTATCAAATCCTGAACTAGATTTTGTTCTCCTTTTGATCCCTGAAGAAAAAATGGGTTAAGCATAATTATCCTATGAAGTCTAATGGTGGAATTTCATAATAAGATGACATCTGCTCCATTATCATATCTATTTCTCTTTGGGCATCATCATATAATTGTCTTCCATTAAACTCAATTCCACCTGGAAGTTTAACCCCTTGGAATTTGATTAAGTTTTGACCCCATTGCCTCTTAATTAGAGAAGTTAGATATTTTTTTAACCAAGAATCATTCCATACATTAGAATAATCGTTTGGATTTAATGCACTGTAACAGTCAATAAGCAAGTACTCTCCAACAACTAGACTGCTCCAGTCAATATCAAGATATAATCTATTTTGTCTTTTATTAAATCTTATTTGCTTTTGTGTGGTAAGTAAAAAGTCAATATCTTCAAGATATGTTTTAGTCATTGCATAAGTTAAAAGTTCTGTTGAACCCCAATAGTAAATATCATTTAAAAATAATTGATATTTCAAACTAAACATATTTCGGGAAATATCATTAGATCCTTCAAACTGAAAAATCTTATTAATTCCTATA